TTAAGAAATATAGAAATTAAGAATGGTCCCTCTGGAAGTAATGGTGGTGTAGGAGGATCTTTTAACCGAGATCCGAAAGCAAATCGGGTAAAACGTGTTGGATATCAAATCAGCAATAGCTCAGGCGGCGGCCGAGATAATTTTGAAACTCCTGATGTAGATTTTGAATTAATTGAAACAGCCATACGAACAGATGCATATCTTAGTCAATCTATCATGAAATATGAAGAGCTAATTTTTAAGTCAGGATGGTCTTTGCAAGGAAAAAATGAGCAATCTTTGCAATATGTAAAACTAAGGTTAGACATGATAGCTGTAGCTACTCAAATTCCAACAGAAGAACTTTTTCAGGGGATTGCACGAGATATTGTTCGTTATAATAACTGTTTTTTAGTGAAAGCNCGTGCAAAAAATGGAGTAGGGCTGCCCCCAGGTATTACGGCAACACCGGTGCCGCCATCTAAAGAACCGATTGCTGGTTATTTTATATTACCTCCAAAAACAATTCAAATATCAAGAGACCAAAATGGTACAGTTCTAAAATATAAACAAGAAGTGCAGGGAGCAGATAAGCCAGTAGAATTTAAGCCAGAAGACATTATCCATATAAAAGATAATGTGTTAACAGGTAGAGCATTTGGTGATCCTTGGATATCTTCTGTGTTAGATGATGTAAGACTGCTAAGAAAAGTTGAAGAAAATATCGCATTACTAATATATAAACATATCTTCCCTTTATTGAAATATAAAGTAGGACTAGATAAAGAAGGATTTGAAGCAGCAGACGAAGAAATCGAAGAAATTCAGCAAATGGTAGAAGATATGCCAACAGATGGTATAATGGTTATGCCTGAGCGACATGATATACAATCTGTCTTAATAAACGCCATTGATGGAAAACCTTATTTAGATTATTTTGAAAATCGGGTATTTTCTGGACTTGGGATGTCCCAAGTGGACTTTGGACGTGGAGATACTGCTAATAGAAGCACAGCTGATGCTATGACTGGTATTAAAGCTGATCGGGTAAAACGTTGGCAGCAAATCATTCAAACTCAAATTGATAAGTATATTATTGATGAGTTACTGGTAGAAGGCGGTTTTGATCCGCTCGTTAATCCTGAATATGATGTAAACTTTGTCTTTAATGAAATAGAAATCGAAAGAAAAATTAAACAAGAAACTCATGAAATATTTAAGTTTAACAATAATATGCAGACTTGGGAAGAAACAAGAACAGCTCTTGGTTTGGATCCTGTTGCAGATGAAAATCGATTGCAATTTCAAATGATCGGTAAAACAGAACAAGGAATTGATGAAGTAAACAATAAAAATCAGCCAGAAAATCAACATGGGAAAAGAACAGGACCAAAGCGGCCAACAGAATCTTTACAGGAAAGTATTTCTGATAACACTGAAAGCTATCATTTCTTAGAATCTATTAGAGAAGTGTATTTCAAAATACGTGATGATACGATTGAATCCATTCGCAGAGAGAAAAATCGTTTAATATTTCCTTCGAAAAGTCCAAAAATCATTGAATCTTCCATTTCTTTGTCTGTAGACCGTTTGCAGGAGATTTCCATGAAATATGCTAAAAAAGCATTTAATGAATCGATCTCAAAATGCAAAGAAGATCTAAAACAAGTAAACTATCCAGATTTACAAGAAAGTGTAGCATTGCGTGTAATTGAAAATGATATTAAGGAATCTGTTTCATTACTTGTAAATAAAATAAAAGAATTAATTAGGAATAAATTTCAAGAAGCCAAAAATTTAAATGAAGCGATTGCTTTTGTGTTAAGTATATTCGAATCATATGAATCAAAATGGGAGTCTTTTTGCAAAACGCTTTTAGCACGATCTTATAACTATGGATATATTTTATCCTTATTGAGCTATGGAGAGAAAAAAGCATCCATTAAATCTGAAAAGTCTTGCAAAAAATGCAAAGAACATGATAACGATTTGTTAAATATAGAAAAGTTTTCTTCTTTTCCAGAATCGATATTTTACAAAATACCTCCATGGCATTATGGGTGCAAATGCGAGGTTACAAAATTTAATGGAGGTGAATCGGATTGAGGTATACATTAGAAGAACATCAAGAAAAACAATTGGTGCCTAGAGATTTTATTAATGAGCAAGTTTCGGGTATTGCTAAAATTAATACGGAAAATCTCAAGATTTTAAATGAATCTGCGGAAGGTAAGAAAAAAAGAAAATTGATTGTTACAATGGAAGCTATTCATGTGGGTAGAACAAAAAATTTCACATTTTATACAGAAGAAGGCTTAAAAGCAGGGCTTTCATCTTGGACACATCCTTACAATAAACCTGTTCTAACTCACCATAACGCACACCGAGGGGAACCCATTGGACGAATTCTAAATGCTGAATTTAGTGAAAAAACATTGTCTGGAAAGCCTGGTTTGATATTTACTGTAGAAATTACAGATCAAGATGCTATTGAAAAGGTGCTTGATGGTCGTTATCAGACCGTTTCAATCGGTGCTTCTACAGATAAAGTAACATGCAATATTTGTGGAAAAGATCGAACAGAAGAATGGTGTGAACATTGGCCAGGGAAAAAATATGATGAGCAGACATGTCATTTTATTATCGGCCCTACCTTTGGACGAGAAGTTAGCTATGTGAATACACCATCCGATGAAAATGCAAGAAATGTGACTATGCAAATTGTGGATGATGATAAATCAAAGAAAACGACAAAAGAGTCTGCGATTATCAGTATGTATCAAATAGCTGAAGGTCTTTATCAAGACGTTCAAAATCCTGAAGTGAATTTATACGAGCATTTAAATGATGATGTCAAAAAATTATTAGATTTAATGGCAACAGATGAAGGGAGTGGAAATCAAATGGGTGACATAAACGAACAATTAGAGCAGCAACCAGAAGAAAATAAACCGGCAGATCAAACTCAAGAGACTAAACAAACAAATGAAAGCACACCTATTCAAGAAGATAATAGTCTTAAAAAAATCGAAGAAATGCAGAAAACCATAACCGATTTAGTATTAGAAAACAAAAAGTTGCAATCCAAATATTCTGATTTAGAAGAAGAAAATAAGAGATTGATGGATGAGAACGTTGAGTTGAGGGCTGAAAATCATAAGTATTTAGCAGAAAAAGTAGTACGATTAAAAGAAGCATTGCATAAATCTGATATTCTTGGCAAATCGTTAGAAGAAGCAATTGAAGATCATGTTAGAAGAACAAAAGAATCTCTTATGGATACTTTGAGTGACCTTACACAAGAGTATGAAAAATCTCGTGTGAATGAGCGTCCATTGGCTGGCAGTGTAAAAAATCCAGGTCTAACTATTGATGAAGCTGAGAATTCAGAAGACAACAAGGATAAAGACAATAAACTATCATATCAAGAAGCTGTTGCAACTATAACCAAAATGTTTGGTTCAAAACGTAAATAACTAAAGGAGTGAAGNAATATGGCGTTATTTCAAGGAATTACAGGTCCTATTCCTGATGAACGAGATCAATATTTTAGAACAAATTCGAAACTACAAGTTAGTACACATGATTCGCCGGGTGAAAAGTTTTTGATTGATCCACGTTTAAAACGTTTGTTCCGTTATCATTTTGGTGGTGACGGATGGGTTGTTATTCCAAAAGGTCGTGCTGTTGCACCTGCCACCGATGATGGGGGAATTTTCCAAAANGGAAATATAAAAGACCTAGATTCTGGATTTTATCGTCCGGTTCTTACACTCGCAAATGGTGGGGTAGACGTAGAAGACTTAGATAAGAACGGAAAAACGTATACACGAAAAGCCAATAGGGCTATAGGGGTTGCATATGCAAACCTTTATGAAGAGATTATTGATGGATTCAATGGTTTCCAACCAACTATTGAAAATGAAATTTATATTGAATTGCCTTACATTCCAAAGAAAGAAGATGCTTACAGTATTGAATGGGGCGCATTTTACGATGTTGATCCAACTCGTCCTGTTAAAAATGGAGATTATGTTATGTCAGATGAAACAGGACGCTTAATCATAGCTGATTTCGATAAAGTGAAAGAACAAATGGAGGAAGCAAAACAAGAAGCTGCCAATGCGGCTGATTTGGAAGAATTAAAAGCTGCTATGCAAAAACTTGCAGATGCAGAAAAAGAATATGTCCGTCTATCTGAACAAGTAATCGGACAAGTTTGGGCAGTTGAAACAAACCTGCCACCTCAAGGTTGGTTGAAATGGGTTGGATGGTCACAAGAGGATATGAAAGAAGATGATTGGAAAAATCAAAATGGATTCAGACCTGAAGACCTTGGCTCTCAGGATGGATTCCCAGGATATCCATATGAAAAAACATATCGAAATTGGGATACGAAAACTAATAAATACTTCCCAACAGGAATCCCAGGCTTAACAAATGGTTCGAGAATTGAAGTTCCGTTTACAGGAGAGCGAGTAGGATATATTCAACCAGGACAAAAAGGAAGACATAATTTCCGAATTGAGAAAACTCCAATTGTGGAGGGCTCATTAAAGCTTTATGCAGATGGAACAGAAATTCAACCAGTTCATGTTGATTTCCCATCTGGTTTAGTCATTGTAGATGTAGATAACAGTACTGGAAATACGCCTATTGAAATTACAGCTGACTTTAAAGCAACGGGGCAAATCCCAGGCGTACCGACAAACTGGGATTTTAAAGGATCCGTTGGGGCTGTTCGTATCTTGTTGCAAAAATAATGAAAGGTGTGAGTTAAATGATAAACATCAATGAAATGGAACTATCTGAAGAATCTCAAAAGATTATACAGCGAATGCAGCGGCAATTAGATTTAGACGAGGATTGGACACAAATTCCAAAAAGTGAATTTGTAACAGTTTCGGAAGCATTAACAACTCAAGATGCATCTATTTTGATTCCTCGTGTCATCACCGGATTAATGAGAGAAGCTGCTGAGCCAATTTACATTGGTTCAGACCTTCTTCAAAAAGTTCGTTTAACAGAAGGGCGCTCTATTGAGTTTCCATCCATTGGTGCAATGAAAGCACATGACATTGGGGAAACACAAGCGTATCCAGAAGAAACAGTGGACTTCCAACTTCACAGAACTCAAGAAGTGAAAGTTGGGAAGTCAGGTATGATTGTTCGTATCAGTGATGAAATGATCAGAGATTCTCAATGGGATGTTATTGGAATTTTAGTTCGAAAAGCGGGAGAAGCAATGGCTCGCTTGAAAGAAGAAAAAACATTCTATCAGTTTTCTCGTCATGGACATGTTGTGTTTGATAACGATATACGTGAAAAATATCCAGAAGCAGGCACAAGTGGATGTGACCGAGAAGGAAATAAAAATAATACCTTGTCTACAGAAGACTTAATTGACATGTTTATTTCTGTTATGGCNCATGGATATAATCCGTCTGANATTATCATGCATCCATTAACTTGGTCTGTTTTCTTNAAAAATGACATTATCAANAGCTTGACACACGCAGCACTAGGTGGATCTCAAATTACCAACTTAAAAATTCAGCCGGATCAAGTAAGCGGTCGTATTCCATTTGCGATTAACATTAAATTTACACCATTCGCACCATTTAACCATGTAGATAAAAAGTTTGATATGTATGTAGTTGATGCTAAAAATATTGGAATTTTACTTGAAAAAGATCCGCTTAGCACAGAACAATTTGATGATCCTATGCGTGATATTCAAAGTATCAAAATCAAAGAACGATATGGTATNGGTATTCTGAACCGAGGAGAAGCTGTTGCAGTTGCTCGTAATATTGCATTTGAAAAATCTTATCCAGAGCCAGATCGCATCAAAATTGTATCTTAATTGAAATCACATGTTTAAAGCGGGGGAATGGTATCGTTCGCCCGCTTTATAAATATTTAAAGGAGGACGGTTAAATGCCAGTATTGAAAGTTGGTTTAGCACCGAATCGAGCAGCTTTTTATGATCCAAAAACAAACATTAATTTAAATCTTAGTAATCCAATTCGGGAAATTTATTATGATGACAATACAGATTTATCAGGTATTTGTCATGCGATTATGTGTCAACAGCCGGCGCTTATTTTATATGAAGGTAAACTGCCTCAACAAGTAGTTGATCAATGGCTCTCAAAATACGAATTAGTATTAAAACAAGTGAAAAACAGAGTCAGTTTTATTCAAGAAAAATCATCTGATATTGTAGCAGAAAGCGTGAAACAGCAAAGCCTTATTGAGAATTCAAAACCTGAAGAAGAGATCAAAGCTAGCAGCGTTGAGATAGAGGAGAAAAAAGAAGTAGAA